ATTGCCATCTTAGCAGTTGTTCCACTTCCCATAAAACAATCGTAAACTAAATCGTTTTTATTTGACCAACTTATTATATGGTCATTTGCTAATTGTTCTGGAAATACGGCTGGGTGCTTTGACCGAGTAGTTGAAAAAATCCAAGTATTGGACTTAATTTTTTTATCCTTTACAGTATGTTTTTTCATCTTTTTATATCTGTCATCTCTAAAACTTCCATCTGTTTTTGTCTGTTTTGCTCTTGCTTTCTTTCCTTTATGTATGCAGTCAATCATAATGTAATTGCAAGTTTTGGGTTTACCTTTGCTAAATACAAACATATACTCAAAGTCTTGATAGTATCTATTAAGTCTTGGGTCTCTCGGAACTATTTTATTTTTTTGCCAAATCATTGTATCGTGAATATTAAACCCTATTTCTTTAAAATATAATGCTTGTTTAAAACTTGTTCCAGTTTCACTTCCTTTGATTGTAGCATCACCAACTACCCAAACAACTACACCACCTTCTTTTGTAACTCTATAAAGTTCTTTTGCTATACTCTCAAAATCAAAACTATATCCGTTGTATGTTCTTAGATTGTCATAAGGTGGAGATGTTACTGTTAAGTCTATAAAGTTATCTTTCATTCTTGCCATTGTATCAAGGCAGTTTTCATTATAAAGTTTATTTGTTTTTATTTCCATATTCTTAAAATTAAAAAGGCTGCCATAA